GAGGCTGTTGGTAAGATAAATCTATCAGAGGTAGAAATTGGGGACATTATTTTGTAAGTATTTTGATTTATAAGAGTTCTTACACCCGCAACAGAGGGAGATCCGGCAGCGTCGAAATCTGCCATAGTCCATACTTCTACAATGTTGACGGCGTTGTTTGCCATTGCTCGCCAAACACCAATTGCATGTTGCGAGTGCCCTAGAACATCATCAAAATAAAGCATGCCATTTTCAGCGGCCAATGCGTCACGCTGAACCGTTGTTCCCTGATTTGTCATAAAAGCATTTGTGGAAGACGCAAGTCTCAGAGAGACTTCGCCAGTGATCGCGCCGGCATCACCCATGCGAACTAAACCAGTTATAGAAGCGTTACCGGCCACCGTGAACGTCGTTGCGTCCCACGTTAATGCGCCAGTACCTTCGATTTCATTTGCTGTCGCTGCGCCTACTGCGATTTGATTGTCTGCTATTGTTCCACCGATCGCCCCAACATCGGCAGCATCTAAATCATGTGGGTTTCCCGTTGTTGTGTTACGGTGAGAAGTGTTTGCCAAGACATCTGAATTAGCCGAAACTCTTGCCTCTGTGTAATATAAATTTGTAACGCCTTCAGCAATATCATCGGTATCTAAAATGACTGCGCCTTGCATTCCGTTAACTGAAGTGACTTGATCTGTGTTGTCAACTTTTTGCCAAACTGTGCCACTGTTAACGATCCAGTCTTTGGGTTCCCAGTCATTTTCTCCATCAATTAAAGTCGATCCCGCTACACTCACGACATAATAGTCGCCTTTAACTCCACCACCTCCACCGTCTGATAGTGTCGGAGTGTTAGTTGCTGCATTCCATGCCCCTTTAAAAACAACGTCTCCAAGTGGGATCATAGAAATCGGTATTAGGCCGCCACCATCTAACAAGATTGGTTGATTAGCACTTGCACCGCCGCCAACCGTAACAAATTGAGTGTAGTTACCTATTTCATTTAAAAAAGCTGTTGGCGATCCGCCGGTCGTTAATGCAACGCCGTTGAAGTCAAGAGCTAAAACGTTTCCATTTCCTGAAACTGAAAATGTAACTGCGTCGGCTCCATTTTTAACCTGGCTTACAATATCGGCGTCTGAACTTGACCCTCTTTTAATTTCAAAAGGACCTTGGGCGACACTTGTTAAAATGTCGGCTCCAATGTCATACGCCTTTTGAAGATTAAAAGGCCTTCCTACATTATCAGCGAACATTTATTTTAACCTTTTGAAATCTCTTGAACCCAAGTAGCTGTTTCCGCTGTGTCAGCTACAAATTTCGCAAAGTTCCAAGATTTAACATTAGCTATATGCGACTTGCCAGCAAGAAAAGATGTCACCTCAAAACCGTCTAACTCGGCAAATGTTCCGTCTCTTTTATTTGAAACAAAAAGTTTAAGGCTTGCGATAGTTCCTAAAATTGGGAGTACCGTTCCAAGTTCACGAAATCCCCGACAATCAATAATCGGGGTTTCTGTGTCGGCGGATAACCAATTATAAGTCGCTCCGTCGTTAGGTAATAACGCCTTATCTGGACTCACCGAAGTTTCACCAACGGGAACGAACGCAGGAACAGGAGGAGGTACAATGTCGCCCTTTAATCCGCCGATACCCCTGCCAAGATAACTACTTGTCGTTGTAATTCCTGCGCCATTGATACTTAACATTGTGTCTGGGTCGAGTTCTATAATTTTATCGGCCGCTGTCATAAATAATCTTGTGGCTGTTCCACCGCATCCTCTTGGATTTGCGGCGACTGCAACACCTACGCCTTGAACAGCTAAAGTGTCTTTGTCGATTTTATAAATTTTTACTTCTGTCAAACTAATAAAGTAAAGCTGTGTAGCTGTTGCACCACATCCAATGCCTACGTCACCGGGAGCCGCCGCGTTGTTTATCACAGCAAGCGTTGACGGGTTTCTCTCTTCGATGTTTGCAGGAGAGTTGGTATAGGTTGTATAAAGTCTACCGTCCAAGCCTCCACAATCTGCAATCGTGTTTGAGCCAAGTGCTACAGGTCCGGTTAAATCAGCGAGATTGTTATCAGGATCTAAAGTATAGTCGTCGTTGCCGTCTTCATCGGTGTAATGTAAGTCTACATCATTGATGCCACCCATGCCTCTTGGCCTTGCGAAGGGTCCTACAGCCGTGGGTGGATTTTGAACGCCTAAACCTAATAAAGTTGCCAAATCCAATTCTTCTACTTTGGAGTCGGCCGATTCAGGTGATCTAACTAGGGATATGAAAAGTCTATCTACAGCCATTATAACTCCATTGGATTGTCTATCATGTATGAAGCTGCGCTAGCTTCCACATTGGTTAACTGCGTGTCACGTTCACTTGATTGAATTTTTTCTAGACTTGCGCCCTTCAATGCGGCGATAGAATTTTGGATAGAAAGTGAATTCAAATCGAATTTGGCTTCGTCTTCTATGTGGTATATCTGAACAAAGTCGCCCGTTTGTTTTTTGCCAGTCTTATCGTAATCATTCCAACCCACTACGACGCATTGCTCATCAACGCCGCAACAAATTCCATAATGTCCCCAATCAATACTTACGCCGTTGTCTTTTTTCTTTTTGAAGTGCTTTCCAGTGTGAACGTCTGGGCCTTTTAACATCATGTAAAGCATAAATATACCTTTCCTCTTTCTTGTTAAATAAAAATGAGCCCAGGCCATAAGGCCCAGGCTTTTTTAATTACTTTTATATGATTGCGTTGTTTGCTAGATAACCTTGAACTTCTAAGTCAGCCGCAAGCGCACTCTTTGTCACGTAACCGATAAGCTTGTTTGTGCCTACGGTTTCTGTGGCTTCCTGTGCTCCTGTGTCGAAATACAATCTCTTACCTTTGGTGAATGCTGTTGCACCATCTTTTGTCCACAAGAATTCACCATTTGTATCCACGTTACCTTCAATACCTGAAAGGATATTGTTTTTCGCAACTGTTACCTTGTCTTCAATGACAACAACAGCGCCGGCAAGAATGTCTGATCCTGGGGTGTGCTTCATTGTGTTTCCAGCACCTAAAAATTTTCCCATTTCATTTTCTCCTAATTAAAAAGTTTCAATATGTGGGAGAGCCCGAGGCCCTCCCTTTTGTTTTTATTATTTTAAAGGCTTACACCCCGTCTGATTTAACTCCACCTCTGAACTCTTGTTTATTAACACCGAAGTCATGGAATCCGCGCATGTCAATTCCAAGAGTATCGAAACGAGCTTGTGCCGTTTCAACTGTTGGCGTTTCAACTCCGTTCAAAAATGCGACTTCGATAACTGGCATCGAATTCGGATTGGCGAGCAAATAACTTGCTGTGGCGCTTCCTCCGATTGTTGTGTCGCTTAGATAAACAGAAGTAACAGGAGTGAATTTCCCTTTGTGAGGGTTCCCGTTTGGCTGTAAAGCCGTGGCAGTTCCATCAACAATGATTGTGTCATTGTTCAATTGCGATGCCAAAACTTCGTTTTCTACACCTGTCAATAAAATGTCAGGCCTTGTAGCCATTGGGTTGTCATTAGGATCTTTCAACAATCTAAACGCGGTTAACATTGCTGTTAACTCTGTAATGCTGAGAGGCGCACCGGTTGTCTTGTTTCCCTGTGCAACTGTGAAAAATGCCAAGTTATCCAAAAACTCTGTCCAGAAAACTAGGTTAAGTTTGATTGCTCCACCACGACCTAATTTAAATGGAACTCTTGTAAGGGCTCCGAGGTCATCGTTGATCAAGTTTGTGCGGTTGATGCCAAACATTTTCGCGTAAGTATCGGCTTGGTTTGTATACTTAACCTCTCCGACATCACCCGACTTTATTTCTCCCCCAGGGCCGACGAGTTCGTAATTCATATCTCCCGTGAGACTGTATGAACTTATCTCTTTAAAATCCCGAACGTTTCTGACTGCTGAAACCATTCTCCAAACAGATTCAACATCATTGAAACCGTCAACAAAAAACTTATTCGCAACGTTTGAAAGGATTCCTGACAAATCCATTGTTCCGAATGAGGTTGCGGCTTGCATTGAAAACGCAGATGCAAACATAGCGTTACGATCATTGTTAAAAGAGGATGACGGTCCGTTATAACCGTTTGCTCTGGCAGAGATGACCACCGACTCTTGTAAGCCAAGCCTTGAACCAAAACGTTTATCACTCGCTTCGACCGTTTTTTCGCCGTATTCTTTGAGAATTTTATCCTCACTGTAGCCACCGGCACGAAGGATAGAGATTTCCATCTCGGCTGCAACTGGAGCGCCGTTTGAATCGCTTCCTACGCCAAAATTGAAATTTTCAACATTACCGGCGCGAAATTCCCGAAGCTCGATAAGCTCCTTCTCTTTCTTGACGGTTTCCGCATTCCAATTGTTATCGATTGCGAGCTTATGCAGTTTTGGATTTCCAGCACAAAGATTATTAATCTCATTTTGCTCTAGCATTGTTGCTTGCATTTCCTTTTTGAATTTTTCAATATCCAAAGGTGGTTGCGCGGCTGGTACGGCGGCTGCTTGAACCGGTACGGGTTCGGGTTTTGGTTCAGGCGTTGGTGTATTGGACGCTGCCTGTAATTTCTCTTCCGCGTCAAAATCTGCTTGCAATAACTTCAACTGGGCATCATCAATCTTTTTGATGTCGATCCCCCGGGCCGCAAGCCACTTTTCAAATTTTTTCATAAAAAACTCCATTTCCTTAGTTTCTGCGACATTGGCCGCGACTTTCGTTGTTGTGCTGTCATCCGCGCCCAATGGAACAAATGAACCTTCTTTAAAAATACTTTTACGGGCAATTAAAACTGGGCCGTCAAATGTCTGACCGTTTGCCTCTCCTGATTCGCCCTCTTCGAAGAAAACCAGTCTTTCAACATCGATTCCTACAGAAGATTGCCATGGAAAGCCGTTGTCTGAGCTTTCGATAATTAATCTTGACGCTTCACTCTTAACACTGAAAACACCCTCTAGAACGAGGTTGGTCTCTCCAATAATAACGCCGTTGCCTTTTCCATTCGCGCCGACTGTGTGACCTACAGGTGTTAGCGTGTTGTGGTCCTTAAGAATTGGCCTATTCTTTTCACTCACTGTCATTCCAGCGAGATCGATTACAACGTCATCAAAAAAACCGACGTTCATTCGACCGCCGTTATAAATGTCCATTGTAAATTTGCGAATTCTGTTTTCTTCGTCTTCTTCGGGATCATGCTTGTCGGCAACAAGACGACACGAACCGAGACCGGCGCAATATCTTATATGACTAGGTAGTTTTTTCTTTTTCATAAATTACCTTTAGGTCGTTAATTTTTCATCAAGTATTTCGTGAATTAAATCTTCAAGTCCGGCTTGAGCTTCTTCTAGGACTTCTTCCGTTGGTGGTGCGAGTGATTGTTGAACGTCTGAAATATCTATACCTAAACGTTCGCGCTCTTTTTTCTCTTCCGCTAATTGTGCATACTCTTCTTTCCAGTTTTTACCTTTTCTCCCAAAAACTGTCGCATGTGTTACTGATTGAATTTTTAAATTTGTTTCATCTGCCTTAGCTTCTTTTTGCGGGTCGATCGCTGAGTCGCCATCAAAAAACCATTTGAATCTTGGAACGTATCCCATGCGTCGAACTTTTTGAGGTAAAAAGCCCTCGATTAAAATAGCCTCTTGCCACCATGTCATAAAAATTTGGAATAACTGTTCGCGCTCGACTTCTTTCTGTGCAATTGATACAACTTTTATCCAGGTGAGACGATCGAGCCTACCCGAAGCAAAGTTATAACCCGATGAATCGCCGGACATAACGTTATAGGGCATGAGAATAGAGCGGCCCATTTCGGAAATGATTGCCCTTTTAAATTGCGGGTATGTTGTCGTCGGATGTTCAGCTTTCACCTGTCGCATGTCATAACCAAACGGCAATGTCAAAAACATTCCATTTTCTAATGGGAATTCGTCGAAGTCTTCAAAACCTCCACCTGAATTTTGTTGGCCACCTGATATCGTGTCAGGAAATGCGCTTGCGCTTGTGTGCAGAACGCCTGAAAACGTCGCAGCAACTCGAGCGGCCTCTAAAGTGGATAATGTAAATCCCCGCATTTTCGAACCAAGCGGCAAAGCTGAAGTAATCTCAGGTACACCCCTATGCTGTTCGGGTCTGCTC